AAAATATAAAAAACCTAGAACCAAAGTTAATTAATGTATGCAACGGATATAATGTCCTTTTTTTGCCCTTGGTTTACTTGTTTTTTTGCCCTGCAACTGCGACTAAATGCAACCCTATGGGGAAAATCCACCCTCGCTACAGTGATATACCCCTTCATATTTTTTTATTAATTATTTAGGTATCGTTCTTCAGTCTCTCTTCTAGTCTTAAAGTCATCTTTAAAATCTAATAACTCGCTAGTAACACCATTCCAGTCATTGTTTTGTAAATGAGACAAAAATGTAGGAGTTCTAGTTAAGTTACCATATTGAAAGCCAATAGAAGCTACAACAGTCTGTTGTTTAGTGTTTAAATCATTAAAATTAAACCCTGTATGTTTTTCATATTGTTGTATAATACTAGCAGTATAATGAGCTTTACTTCTTGAATTAATTAAAGATTGTTCTTCTGCTGATAATATTAATGGCTGTTCTTTTAAAAATTTTTCAGCATTTTTACCAGACATGCTAGTATAAGGTACTAACTTATCTACTAATTCACTAGACAATCCCATTTTAACAAGACTCTCTCTATTTTTTTCTTTTAAATCAAATCCCATGGCTACAGTTACCCCAGAGTTATCTGTAGGTACTTTACCATAAATAGTATTACCTTCTAATTCACCTATAAATTTCCAGTCAATTTTATTCTCACTCATATTATATAAATCTGTCCTTTTGTATTTCTGTTCCGATTGTGTTTTCCATAAACTTCTCCAAGTCTCTGTCCAATAATTCATTTTTATGTTGGTTGTAGGATAAGATTTGGTCTCTGTCCATACGCTCAACCCAAGCATTAGCGGCAATAGCCACAGCATCAATTTGGTCATCATGTCTCAAAGCTCCCTTGTCTCTAGTCAACCTAGTCATCTGTCTAAACAACTGATGGTCAGGTTCTAATTTAAAGTCTTCTTTAATAAGTAAGTCATCTACCACAAGCCTATGACTATTCATAATTGGCTCTAAGGTATCTATAATACGCTTCTCTTTTTGTATATTATGTCTTACTTCTTCTATTTCGCATGGGTGTACTTTAGCCATTATAGGTTTTAACAACTGTGTTGCCATACCGTCACCAAAGTTACTCTCAATAACTACATAGTTTACATCATTTTTCTTAGCTATATTAGACAATCTATACAGAGTATCTTCATCATAGCCACCATCTAATGCACCTACAGAGGTCAAATATAGCACTCCATGAAGCATTTTAAGCACCGCATACGCTGTTTTGTCCTCTCCACGACCACTAGGGTCAATAGACATAATAGTGCCCTCAAATGGTGTAAATTCTTTAGACATATTCATAGGTGCTACGTAATAGTCACCTTTGAGTCCCACATTAGGTAACTCAGGGTCTATAGCTTTTATTTGTTCAGGAGAACTAGCCCACTGTATTTTAGCAGGAGCTTCCTTCCATGTAGAACAACCAGATGCTACAATTAAATCATTTAATTTAAGAGGGTATCTGTTAGCGTCAGACATAGTAGTGTCTAACATAAACTGTAAGTTGAATCCACTTTTACCGTAACTTGAAAGTCTTTCCATAAGGTCTACCTCATCAAACCTTTTAGGGTCTGTAGGTTTACCTTCTAATTCTTTTGTCTCTACAATCATTTCAGCCAGTTTATGACCATAACCAATTCTTTGTTTTTTATCAGGATATAGTGCTGTCCATATTCTAGTTTTAAAACCTCTTTCTTCTAGGTCATTGTATAATGACATTTCTGTTTGAGGTGTACCTAGAAATATAATACGTCCTACTTCTGGTTTTATGATTGCATCAAATTCTTTTACTGTCTCACCAAGTCTATCACGCATAAGTTGCGTCTGTGAGTTGTTAGCGGACTCTACGTCATCAGCAATAATTAAATCTGCACGTGAACCTGTAAGTTGTCCTGTGATACCCATAGACTTAACACTTGGTGCATGTGATGCTAACGCAGGTGCTACATCAAAACTAATTTTTGAATGTCTTTGGTTATCTCTAGGTATTAAATGAGACAATAAAGGCATCTCACCTATTAACCTTTGTGTAAATGTACTGAAATCATCAGCCCTACTTTTAGAAGCAGATACAACTAATATGTTACGTTGTGGGTTTAGAAGTAATTGATGACAGACAAATGCTGAAGTAATCCATGATTTGCCTACACCCCTAAAGGCTTCTATAACTAATCTCTTGTCAGATGACTGAAGATAGTCTGCTATATCGTATTGTATAGGTGTTGGTTCTGGTAGATTTAAGTGTTTCCAACATAAATACAAAAAATTTTTAAAGTTCTTAATTCGTTTATCCATTTGTATCAAACGGTACGTCATCTAAAATGTTGTCAGTTTTTTTATTAAGATTATCTGTACTATAAGTTTTACAGACTTCTAAACATACCTTCATTTCTGAAGCGGTTAGCTCTTCTCCTGATTTTAATTTTGTATATGCGTGTTTAACTAATAACTCTGGTAATTCTTTGACAATATCATCTATACTAACGACCTTGTCCGTTGTATTTTTTGAAGGTGCTTCTTTTGTTTGGTCTTTTTGCATGTCTTCCTTTTCTCTTCTTAGGTTTATCTCGTAATTCTACAAGATTAAAATTTATTCTAGCCATAATTAAGGTGTGTGATATTCCATTAAACGAGATTGTTGTTCATTTTGAACTTCTCGTTGTAGTTTTTCTTTATCTTTTTTTAATTCGTTTATTTCTTTTTTTTGATTTTCTATAATGTCGTCTTTGCTTGGTTGTATTAAGTCTGTAAGACTTTTATCCATAGAGCTCCTAAGTTATTTTAATATTAATGTTTTAATACTTTTTTCACCCATGTATATTTCTGTTTCTGCTTTAGATTTAATACATTGATATTCTACATTGTTACCAGTATTTGAACGCATAGCAATTCTTTTACCTTTTAAACATTTTGACATACTATCTTGTATTCTGTGTTCTTTAATTTCACCATTAACAATCATAAGTAAAGCAATAACTGTTTCAATCATATTATCTTACCTTTGTTAATACCTTTTTTAATTATATATTTTTGTGTGCCGTTAGCACCTATTTCTACTTCTTTTTTTAAGTCTTTAACAAAACCCATTTGCTTTGTTTTTTTACGCATATCATTGATATATTGGACAATTTTCTTAGTAACTCTTCCCATTTGCTCTTACCTTATCCTTTAATTCTTCAATATCATCAAGAGCTTTTTCTAATTGTTTTTGTGTAAACTCAATATTAACTTTATTAGTCATATTTTGTTCTTGTGTGTTCTGTAATTTTTCTACAGTTTTATATAGCTCTTCTAAAAGCATGAATTGTTCAGAATCAGTAGTAGTTTGTTCACTCTTTTTAAGTAAATCAGAGTTCATTAACTCTCTTGACGTTTCTAAACTTGTTAATCTTGCAGTAACTTCTGTATATGCAAACACTCCCATAACAACACCTGCTATAATACCTATCATATTTTTAATAGGCATACTTACTGCTGTGTCTTGTGAGATTTTCATATTAATTACTTCTTAACTAATGAGCCACCAAAGTATAAACCTATGATAGCTGATACTAGGTTAGTATCTAAAGGTGTAATAACTAAACTATTGGAAGATAGTGTTACCCATTTCATTATTTCTTTTTCAGGTATAAAGAAAAATGCAGGTTTAAATTCTAAATAACCTACAATTACGCTTACATCTGGTTGAAATATAGGCATTAATTTAGGTAGTAATATAATTGCAAAGACAGCAGTTAAAGCTATAATTCTTCTAGTCCACTGAAAACCTTTGTTGTCATATTCTCTGGCTTCTTTAAAACCTTGTTGTTGTACTTCTGCTCTTTGTATAAGCATTTTTTGTTCTGCTTGTTTTGCTTTAATACTTTGTGACCAGATGCTCATAACTCCACCAAGAACGGTAGAGCCCAACATTGTTATCATTTCAAATGGCATATCTTATATCCACCATAATATTATTGACCATATAGCAAAAGCTATACATACTTTTTTGTTATCTTTAATTTTTGTTACAACATGGTTTTTCCATTGTGTAGGCGTTTCTCCATATATCATCATACTGATTCTCCTATTTTTTTACATTGCATTGATATTACTATTTGTCTTTTCATAAACTCTTCATGGACTGACATACCAATAGAAGACACAGTATTTACACACTGTTCTTCACTTGTTAATTGTTTTGTTAAAGGTAAGTCACCTTCTAAACATAAGTTTTGTCCATTTACTGCTAATACACATAGTATTGCTGTTATTTTAAACATTACTTTTTCCTCTTTTTCTTTTTTGATATAACTAAGTTTTCAATATTTTCTATAATTTTATCAAGAAAGCCAAAAAAACTATAAAGAAATCTATCAATCATTTTACTTAAATTGGAATACACCAATAATTGTTCCAATAATTGTACCTAAAAATACTAATACTTTTACCATACCCTTACCTGTTGATACATCATTTCTTAAACTCTTAACTTCTTTTCTTAATTCATTTATATTGTCGTTTAATACTTTCATTCGTTCAGCACAAAGTTTCTCATGTGATGAAAGTCTAACACCAGTAGCGACTTCGCTAAACTCTTTTGGTGTTATCTTTTTTCTAGCCATTAGAATGATATAGTTCCTGTACCTGCTGTGAAACTAATAACTGTATCTGAACCAGATGTATTAGTTGAGTAAGTTCCTGTTATTCCAGTTTTTGCATTGTAAGCAGTAGTTGGCATTCTTAAAATAACTATTCCAGAACCACCATTACCACCATTTGAATGATTATTACCAGAAGTAGATGAACCTCCACCTCCACCACCAGTATTAGCAGTTCCATTTCCACCATTATTATTGCCACCTGCCGCACCTGCCGCACCACCGCCAGATGTTGCTGAACCTTGACTATAACTTGCAGAAGAACCTGCCGCACCACCACCTGCTCTACCTACTGCAGAACCAGTAATTGATGAAGTTAAACCATTACCTCCATTAGGTGCAGAACCTGCTGAACTATTACCACCTGCTGAACCTGCTCCTCCTCCTGCACCACCAGAAGAATTAGAACCTCCCGATGCTGATGCACTACCTCCTGCAAATCCTTGATTAGATGTTCCTGCTCCACCTGCTTGACCATAAGAACCACCACCACCAGAACCACCAGAAT